GTTTTCACAAAAGAAAACGACCTTTCATTTTTACAACAAGGTGTAGCTGACATTGGAGCAGCATTCATTGGCCCTTTCAAAGAAGGCCCAGTAGTTCCAACAATCGTAAATTCACAAGCTGAATTCGAACAACTATTTGGTAGTGTTGATGACACATATTACACTCCTTTAGCAGTACAAAATTATTTAAGAGAAGCAGGAACTGCAACTATTTGTAGAGTAGCGGGTAAGCAAGGATATACCGAAACTGCTCCTGTACTATTGATAGCAAATACAACTCAATCATTTGACGGAGCTGCACATTCGGCATCTTTAGGTATTCTTTTTAATACATCTGGAAGCCAATCATACGGATTACTTCATTCATCATTAACTGCGGGTTCTAACGGAACTTTTAACATATCTAGTTCATTTGGATTTACTTCGGCATCTTTGAATTTAACTGATATAAATGATATTGAAGCTGTATTTGGTTCTTCACCATATGGTTCAAAAACTGCATATTCATACGCATTTTTTAAAGAAAACGGATTTGTATATAATACAGGTTCTTACACATTATCTGGAACCGACGGAATAGGTTCGGGTTCAGTTACTTCATCTTTTAATTCACATGTAACTGCAAGCTTAGTAGTATTAGGACTTCAATCATTTAGTGGTTCAGCTAATGATGGTAATGCATGTGAAGCATTGACTCCAAAAATTCAATCTCAATTAATCAGTAATACACGATACGATTTATTTCAAATTGAAACAATTTCTGCAGGTAATGTAGCAAATACAAAAATAAAAGTTGGAATTTCAAATGTAAAAGCAGCGGGTACTACAAACGGAACCGATTATGGTACATTTACATTGGTAGTTAGAGCATTCGATGATACTGATAAGAAAAAGAATATATTAGAAACTTATTCTAATATAAACTTAGACCCTAACTCTCCAAACTTTATTAGTAGAGTAATTGGTGATAGAAAAAGAAGTATTGATTCTTTGGGTAAAATAACCGAAGAAGGTGATTGGGTAAATAATTCAAAATATATTAGAATTACAAACTTAAACGCACAAGCACCGGTTCAAGCAGTACCTTTTGCACACGCTGCATATCAATTACCTGTAAGAGCAGGTGGACAATCAGAAGCTGCAAATGCAACAACATACGCATCATTGGTGCCAAGAGTAACATTCTCAACAGGTTCAGTAATAGATTCTTCAAAATATAGTGGTATTGATTTAGATAACAATGCTGATAATAAAATCTACATGAAACCGATTCCAAAATTTGCAGGAAACGGAGCAAACGCTGTATTCTCATTAGATACCATTTGTGGTTTGACATTAGTATTACCACAAACATCAACAGATATTGCAAAAAGACAATTTGTTGTAGCATTCCAAGAAGGTTTTGACGGATTTGCACCAAACACAAACGCAACTGATATAGACCCAGCAACAACCGCTGGTAAATTAGCATACGGAAAACATATCGCAGCTTTATCAAACTCTGACGAATATGATATCAATATGGTAGTTGCACCACACGTTAATAGAGCAGACCATAGTTCAGTTTGGACTTCAATTTTAGATATGGTAGAACAAAGAGCAGATGCATTCTTCATTGGAGATGCGGGTAACGCTTCAACTTCTTTACCAGCAACTATAACACAAGCTGAATCGGTTGATACTAACTACGCAGCAGTTTATTATCCTTGGATTAAAACAATTGATACAAATACAAATAAATTAATCACAGTTCCACCATCGGTATTACTTCCAGGTGTATTCGCAGCAAACGATAGAGTAGCAGCTGAATGGTTCGCACCAGCAGGTTTGAATAGAGGTGGTTTGACAGGAGCAGTTAGTGTATTGAATAGATTAACTCAATCAGAAAGAGATGATTTATACGAAGGTAAAGTAAACCCAATATGTCAATTCCCAGGACAAGGTATTGTAGTATGGGGTCAAAAAACTTTACAAGATAAACCATCTGCATTAGATAGAATTAATGTAAGAAGATTATTGTTAACAGTTAGAAAGTATATAGCTTCAACTTCGAAATATTTAGTATTTGAACAAAACACAGGAGAAACAAGAAATAGATTCTTAAACATTGTTAATCCTTATTTAGAGGGTATCCAACAAAGACAAGGTCTATACGCTTTCAGAGTTGTGATGGATGAAACTAATAACACTCCGGATGTAATTGATAGAAACATTTTAAAAGGTGCTATCTACTTACAACCAACTAAGACGGCTGAATTCATTCAAATTGATTTCAACATTTTACCAACGGGAGCAAGTTTTGGTGGATAATTTAAAAAACAAATATTTATATAAGAATAACATAAAATAAAAGTAAAATGCCAGAAATATTAGAGTTTGACAAAATGTTCTATCGTAACTTTGAACCAAAGATGGGTAACAGATTCATCATGGAAATCAATGGTATCGAATCGTACATTATCAAAACAGCAAATAGACCAACTTTCACATCGGAAGTTGTAGAATTAGACCACATCAACGTTAAAAGAAAGTTGAAAGGTAAATCAACTTGGGATGATGTAACTATCACTCTTTATGACCCAATTGTTCCATCAGGAGCACAACAAGTTATGGAGTGGATTAGAACCTCACATGAGTCATTAACAGGTAGAGATGGTTACTCTGCGTTCTATAAAAAAGATATCACATTCTTCTTATTGGGGCCAGTAGGTGATAAGATTGAACAATGGACTTTAAAAGGTGCATTTATCACATCAGCAAACTTTGGTGAATTAGATTGGGCATCAAATGACCCAGTTTCAATTGAATTGACTTTATCTTATGATTACGCTATTTTAGAATACTAATCTAAATAAAATTATAAAAAGAAGGGGATGCAGAAATGTTATCCCCTTTTTATTTTTTTAAAAAGTGTATATATATTATTAAACACAAAGTTATATTATGAACGACAATATCGAACAACAAGTTATGAGAGGAATGGGAACACAATCCCAATCTACACAAAAATCTTTTCCATTTGCAACTGAATTAATAACACTACCATCAAAGGGTTTGGGTTATCCTGAATCAAGTGCATTAGCAAAAGGAGAAATTACAATTAAATTATTAACTGCAAAAGAAGAAGATATTTTAACTTCTACAACTCTTATTAGAAAGGGTGCTACATTAGATAGATTATTAGAATCAATTGTAGTAGAACCTGGTGTAAATCCTTCCGATTTATTGATTGGTGACAAAAATGCAATATTAGTTGCAACACGAGTTTTAGCATATGGGCCTCTATATAAGGTGACCATAACTGACCCCGATGAAAGAGAACCAGTAGATGTTGATGTTGATATGGCTACATTATCTACAAAAGAAATAGATGAGACAAAATTGAATAGAAATAATGAATATGATTTTTTATTACCAAAATCAAACACACCTATTAAATTTAAATTACTTACACATGGAGATGAATTGGCTATTAATAAAGATATTGAAGCTAGTGAAAAAACATTGAAACAAAGTAATGAAGTGACAACTCGTTGGAGAAGAATTATTATAGAAGTAAATGGTAATAGAGATTTAGGATATATTAGTAATTTTGTAGCAAATCAATTTCAGATACAAGACTCAAGAGCACTTAGAAAGTATATTGGAGAAATTACTCCGGATGTAGATTTTAATTTTGAATATACATCACCTTTCACAGGCGAGAAGGAGGCGCTAAGAGTGCCGATAGCGGCCGACTTTTTTTACCCTACCGACTGATTACTCAGTAGCACTTCATAAAAGAATTTTTCAAATGGTATATTATGCAAATGGTGGATTTAATTGGCATGATTTATACTTTATGCCCGTTAAACTTAGAGAATTTTATTATAGAGAGTTAATTGGAGCAAAAGAAGAAGAAAATCAAACTTACGAAAAAGCTTTAAGTAAATCTAATACGGCATCTTCTGGTAGAACAAGGAGAAGGTAATTTTTATATTTTATATTTATATAAGATAAAGTATTAAGTAAGTATAATGGCAAGATATAGACCCGTAAAAGGTAATAATAAAGAATTAAAGGATTTGAAAGAATCTGTTGGTGCACTTGACATGCAATCAAAAGATTTGAGTAATCAATTTGAAGATTTATATGGTGTCATAAAAAATGATTTAGTAGGTTCTATTAATAAACTTACTGCTACAATTACAAAAGATACTGCGGATAGGAAAAAAGCACCAAAGGGTGGTGGTACAACAGGAAAGAGCAGTACAAAATCAACAAAAAAAACAGCACCCGCTCCACAAGGTGGAATGATGAGTCAATTTGCCAATGCATTTAAAGCAGGTCAAAAGGGTTCTACAAAAGATAACTTCAAAACAATCAGTTCTATGTTTGCAAAAACGCAAGGTAGAAATGAGAAAGGACAATTTACAAAAAAACAATCTGGGTTTGGACATATAGCAGATGAAATTAAATCTGGATATAAAAAAGGTGCTGCAAAAGCCGCTGGTAAAGCAGGGGGTAAAGGTATTAGTGGAGGTATGGGTAAGGCACTTAGTGGTTTAAAATCAGTAGGTGGTGGTATGATGGGTGCTGCATCTGGATTACTTAAAGCAGCGGGCCCAATAGGAGCAGCGTTTTCAATTGGTATGGAAGTAGTTGATTTCTTTAATTCAGGAAAAGCAGCACAATCACTTTCGGACATAGGAGCAATTTTAGGTACAGATACAACGGAAGCTACAAAAGCTGCATTTACTGCATCAAAACAATATAGAGAAATTCAAGCAGACTTTAATATAATAAAACCAATTGAAAGAGAGAATCAAAAAAGAATGGATATGCTTGAGTACCAACAAGGTATTGAGCAGGATAGATTGCAATTCAATCAACAATTGGTTAAGGATGAATATAATCAAAGACTTTCAGAAGAAAAAGATTGGTTAAATTTTGCACATAGCCAGGCTATGCAAAATATAGATGCGGAGCATGCTAGGAGAA